GAGAAGCTCGTCGTCGAGATCACAGACGGCGAGATCCAAAGCGTGCGCAGCCCGCGCATGCGCGAATGGGTCGCCGAGCGATTAGGGCCAGAGGCCCGCAAGCTCATGACCGTGTATAAAGACGGCGAGGCGAAGGCGTCCATCGACAAGGCGGTGCGCGCTAATCTCCTTGCCATCGAAGATCCTGAGCAAGTCCCGCCGCATGTGGCGGACGTGATCCAATGCGCCGACGATTTGTGGGCCTCGTCGGTCGCTAAGTTTGACAGGCTCGCCAACCTAGCCGACGTCGAGGATCACCGTGTCAGAGGAGCATTTGTATTTGCTGGTGGAAGTGCCACGGGGCGCGCTTCAAGCTACGGCGCCCAGGTTCACAACTTCACGCGTCGCACTCTTGGAAACGCTGACGCCGTCCGCCATTCAATGGTCAGAGGTCACAGTATCGTTCCAACCTACGGACGACGGGTTACAGATGTTCTTAAAGGAATGTTGCGACCCGCTCTTATCCCCGCCAGAGGTCACGTTTTCATCGTGGCCGACTGGGCAGCGATAGAAGCTCGAGCAACGCCGTGGTTATCGAACGACCCGCAGGCCGATACCGTGCTGCAAGTGTTCCGCGATGGCGGCGACATATACAAGCGGGAAGCCGCAGGCATCTACCACTGTACGCCCGAACAGGTGACGGACGAGCAGCGCCAGATTGGCAAGGTCGCCATCCTGTCGCTTGGCTTCGCTGGCGGCGTCGGTGCGTTCGCCGCGATGGGTCGAGGCTACGGCATCACGTTGCATGAATCAGACGCGCAGCGCATCGTAGATGCGTGGCGCCGCGCGAATTCGTGGGCAATACGCTACTGGCAGGCGCTCGAGGCCGCCTACACTCGCGCCATGCGCAACCCCGGCCGCGAGTTCTCCGCCGGGCGGGTGACGTATCTTTTTGATCGCCATCACTTGTGGTACGCGCTGCCCTCTGGGCGTATTCTTTGTTACCCCTTTGCACGGCTCGAGGACGACGGCGTGTCCTATTTGAAGGCCGCATGGAAGCCTGCCGCTGATGCAAAGGAATGGCCGCGTGCGCGGTTATGGCGAGGACTCGCGTGCGAGAACATCACGCAGGCGACCGCCAATGACTTGTTGCGGCATGCGCTCGCGCAGCTCGACTATGTGGTGCTGCACGTCCACGACGAAATCGTTATGGAAGTGCCAGAGGCCAAGGCCGAGCACTATGCGCGAGTGCTGCGCGAGACGATGTGTACAGCGCCCGAGTGGGCGCGGGGGTTTCCGCTGAAGGCCGAGGTGAAGGTCATGCAGCGGTACGGTAAATAAAAAACCCCGGCGGGTTAGGCCGGGGCAAAGTCTCTGAGGAGAGTTTCACATGCAAGAGTTCATCGACTATCTAGCACAGGCCGCCCCAGAAGGCGAGACAATTCTGCTAGTACGTCAAAAGCCCCGTCTCATCGACGGCGTGCAGCAGTACCACCAGGACGGCACGGCCAAGTACACATGGCCTGCCTGCCTGCCCGATAAGTACCGATCGAATCCGCCGAAGGCGTGGTACGCCAACACGGCGTCGTTCATCATCGAGCGCTTCCAACAGGGCAAGATCAGCGCGAGCAGCGCGTGCTGCAAACACGTCGCGTTCATGGTGCTCGATGACATTGGCACCAAGTCCAAGATCCCGCCGCTCGAGCCCACATGGAAGATCGAAACCAGCCCCGGCAATTACCAGTGGGGCTACACGTTCGACTACGACAACCAGCCGACCAAAGAGGATTTCTCTGCGGCCATCTTCGCTATCGCCGCAGCGGGCTACACCGATGGCGGCGCCATCAACCCGGTGCGCAACTTCCGCGTGCCAGGGTCGATCAACTTAAAGCCCGGCCGCGACAACTTCGCCGCCGTGCTCGTTGACTTCCACCCGCTGCGCCAGTTCACCCTGCAGCAGATCTGCGCGGCGCTTGGCGTCACACCGGCGCCTGCCGATACCGCCTCACATCAGGCGATCAACATCGAGGACGACGGCAACGACAGCGTGCTGCGCTGGCTCGCCGAGCAGCAGCTTGTTCTGAATCCTCCTAACACGACTGGCTGGGCGGGCGTCGTCTGCCCAAACCATGCCGAGCATAGCGACAACAACCCAGAAGGCCGTTATCACCCTGTTCACCGCGCGTTCGATTGCTTCCATGAGCACTGCGGCGACTGGACGAGCGAGCGCTTCTTGCGTTGGGTCGAGGAGCAAGGCGGCCCTAAGACGGGCTACGGGCTGCGCGATGACCTACTCGCCGCGACCATGACAACGGCGCTTTCAAAGATCACACCGACCGAAGAATTCCCAGACGCAGCGGCCGAAACGATCGCCGAGGTGCGCCGGCGCGAGATCGGCCGCGTGACCAAGGCCGAGTGGTACGAGCGCTTCGCTTACTTGCAGACCGATGACGCCTATTTCGACTTGCAGGAGCGCCGCGAAATATCGCGCAGCACGTTTAACGCGCTCTTCCGTCATATCTCTTGTAAGTCCGTACGCACCAACCGCGTTGTTGAGGCGTCGGTCTGTTATGACGAGAACCGGCAGGAGAAGGGCGCGCACTCTTTGATCGGCGTCACCTACGCCGCCGGCGAGGGTATCCTCGTCAGCCGCGCGGGCGACGTCTACGGCAATCGCTGGCGCAACGCGCGCCCGCAGGGGCGTGAAGGCGACGTGTCGCGCTGGCTCGAGCACGCTGAGCGCATGATCCCAGACGACAAAGAGCGCGCGCATGTGCTAGCCGTGATGGCTCACAAAGTCCAGCACCCCAATAGAAAAATAAATCACGCCGTTCTGCACGCCGGTAAGCCTGGCTCTGGCAAGGACACCTTGTGGGCGCCGTTCTTATGGGCTGTTGGTGGTTCTATGAACGTGAACATCAGCGTCGTGCGCAACGAGGAATTAAATTCCCAATGGGGCTACGCGCTCGAGTCCGAGGTGATGGTCATCAACGAGCTGCGCCAAGCCGAGGCCAAGGATCGCCGCGCGCTCGAGAACCAGCTCAAGCCCGTTATCGCGGCTCCCCCGGAGCTTCTGCCTGTCAACCGTAAGGGGCTGCATCCGTACGATGCCTTGAACCGCATATTTGTCCTTGCGTTCTCCAACGAGCGCGCCGCTATTTCGCTGCCGTCTGACGACCGGCGCTGGTTCGTCACTTGGAGCGAGGCCGATAGACTGCCAGAAGAAAAGGCGCAGGAATTGTGGCACTGGTACAAGTCCGGCGGGTTTGAACAAATTGCCTGTTGGCTTTCCTCCTACGACGTTTCCGCTTTCAATCCCGGTGCGAGCCCGATGATGACAGAGGCAAAGGCCATCATGATCGACGCGGGCATGTCGACGGCGGAGTCGTATCTCGTCGAGATGCTGCGCGGCCGCGTCGGCGAGTTCTCGCGCGGCGTGATCGGCTCGCCGTTCCATGTGGTGCTCGATCGCGTGGCGGGCTCGATGCCGCCGGGCGTGAAGGTGCCGCAGTCCGCGCTATTCCATGCGCTGCGCGAGGCTGGATGGGTCGATAAGGGGCGCGTCGCGTCGGGTGACTACCCGTCGAAGAAACACCTATTCTGCGCGCCCGATATGGATAGCCGCAGCAAGTCAGAGCTGCGGCGACTGGTCGAAGTCCAACCGCCGGCGTCACTCTCCGTCGTCAAATAACCATGCACAGATCACGGCGACGATCGCGCAGACGGTCATCCAGATCACGGCTCACCGTCTCGCGCGACGTCGGCGCGTCGCAGTAGCTCGCGCTCGAGCTCGTCATACCCCAGCGCCCGCGCGGCGACAGCTTGCAGCAAGTAGACGACGCGGCCGCCACCGGAGCACGCGAGGATACCCTCGAGCGCTTGCCGGTAGCGCTCCGCGCGCTTGTCTGGTGGCTCCCAGCGCGCGGCCGCTTGGCCGTGGGGTATGTCCTCGACTTCCCATAGCTCGCGCTGTTCGTCCTCAGTCAAAAACAGTTTGCCCATGCTGTCACCAATAAACGGAGTCACCATGCCAGCGGCGCACGCATGCCCAGTTGGGCGGCGGCACATGTGCCCATTGTCGCCGCTCGTCGTCGTGCCTCTGGCACCATATCCGCAAAAGGTAGCGCAACATTAAAGCCTCCGCAGCTCGTCGCTTGCCCGTTGTAAATCGTCCTCGAGCGTCTCGAGTGTAGCCCGCAGCGCGCCAAATGCGCGCCGCTCGGCCGCCATGGCCGCGTGCCCGGCCGCACGCGCGGCGAGATAGTCCGGCGGCCAGTCCTCGGGCATGCGCTCGTCGTACCCGGTGCCATCGCATGCCCAGCATGTGACAGCGCCGCCGTCGTCGTCGACGGCGAGCGCGTCATACCCGGAGCCCGCACAACAGCTGCAGCGCGGGCGCGCCATCATCGCAGCGCTTCCCATGCGGCGCCCGCGCGGCGCTCGAGCGTGAAATTGCCCAGCGGCCGCCGGCGCAGGATGTTAGACGCCGGCCACACCAGCACCACCGTACCGGCGTCGTACCGCCAGCAGCCCTCTTCCGTGCGGCCGTCGCTCAACATGTAGAAGGTGCGCCGCATGCCCTCGAGGTTTTCCGGCGTCGTCTGTAGCCGCGCGGCGTCGAGCGCGAGCGTGCAGGGCTCCGTCGTCAGAATGGTTTTCGCGCGCCAGTCGCCCTCGACGCCGGCGGTAGCGAACACGTCCGCATGTGCAGTGGTGATGGTGGCCGCGATCACGGCCGGAAGAATCAACTTTTTCATGGCTTCATTTCCTTTAGGTTAGTGGACAAAAAACTAGGCGGCGTCGCCGTCGACGCGCGCGAGTAACGCTCGCGCGTCACTTGCGCATCGTTGGCAACTGCCTTGCATCGGGCCGGCAAGCTGGCCCAGCTTGCGCAATAAAAACTCGGCGTCACGCAGCGCGTCGGCGAGCTCCGGCGCTGCGGCGATTAGGCGCGCGTTCGCCTCGATTCGCTCGACGTCCACGCCGTCGCAGTCGATCATAGCGACGCGGCCGTCGCGGTCGATAACGTCTAGGTCTCGTGTTGCAAGCCCATCGAGGCGCCATACCGCCGTCGTGTACGCGCTCATGGCGTCACCTCGACGTCGCTGTAAATCTGCGCCTCTTCGCGCAGTCGCTCGAGCTTGACGTGCACCAGCTCGAGGCCGTTATCGCCGTCGCCATCGAGTAGGCGGCACGCGTCAGCTAGCACATGATCGAGCAGCTCGAGCCGCGATAGCGTCGCGTCGGCCGAATAGGTGAGCGTTACAGTCGCTCGGACTTCCTGATACATGGCGGCGCCCCCCTTACCGATACCAGTAGGGGCGGCCGTCGACGTCGATCTGCGAGTAGTCCTCGCGGATGTTGCGCGCGGTAGCCGCCCAGTCGACGACGATATAGTGCGGCATGTCACGCGGCACGCCGCCACAGTCGACGACTAACTCAGTCGCGTACTCAATGAAGAACTCGTCGTCTATCAGCTGCAGCGGATACCAGTCGCCGCGCCACTCCTCGTCGCCACCGTACCCGGCCAGCTCCTCGAGTAACGCGCACAACGCCGCATGTTCTGAGGCCAATTCAGGATGCGCGGCGGCCGTCGCCGTGTAAGTCGTCAATTCTTCCGCCAGCTCTTCAACGCGGGCAATTATGTCGCGCACGTCGATCACGTCGGCAGTCAAGTCCAATTCAGTCGATTGCATGTTGTGTGCTCCTAGTGTGGTGATGATGATCAAGCGGCCGCGTCGACGTCGGCGGGCGTCGGCGCTGGTGTGTCGGCGTGCGCCTCAGCGAGCGCGTCCTCGAGCGCGCCGGCGCCGATCGCGCCGCGCATGGGCATGACGACGGCGACGGCGTCCGGCTGGCCGTCAGTGATGATGGCCGGCGACGTGCCGCGAGTGTGGATCCGCACGGCGTGCCGGCCGGCCGCCTTTTTCGACACGTTGCGCAGGATGGCGAGCGCGTCGCACGCGTCGGCGACATACTGCCAGTTGGTGCACGACAGCTCGAGCGCGCCCAGCTGATCGGCCGCCGGCATGACGCGGCGCCATTGTGGGAAGTGCCCATCGAGCGGCCGGAAGCCGACAGCGCCGCCGTTCGGTACCGCGATCGTGCCCTCAGGCTGGCGGATGATGTGCACGTTTGCGCGCGTCGCATCGGGCTCGCGCACCCATCGCAGGGTCACCAGCACGTCGACGTCGCCTAGGCGCTTACCGCGCGCATACTCGCCGCTATAGAGCTTCAACGCGGCGTCGATCGCGTCGTTCGGAATGATCACGCCGTCGCGCAGCTCTGGCGGCATGACCGCCTTGTCGTACGCTCGAGCGTGCACGATACCCGGCGCCGACACCACCAGCATGCGGTGGCCGTCAGTGGCGACGACCTTGCCGGCCGTCACGTCGAGATAGACGCCGTTCAAATAGGAGCGGATATCCCCCTCGGCCGTGTGGGTACGCGCAGCGCGCAGGGTCGCCAGCGATACAGTCAAATGCAGTTCGTAAGTGCTCATCTGTAATGCCCTCGAGTGTGGGTTAGTTGCGGATGTGATCGATGACGCACGCCAGCGCGACAACGGCCGTGCTGGCGATTAGGAGCGGCAGCTCACCCCAATAGACGGCCGCCAAAAAGGCGGCGCATCCAATGGTGGCGAGCGCGTTGGACAGTTGGCGGGCGCTCATGGCGTCACCTCGAGCTCGTTCGCCGCGTGAATCGCGTTATCGAATTCTCGCAGCAACGCATAAAGCTGAAACGCGTCGGCTCGCGCGTCGGATGGGTCGCGCTCGAGCGCGTCGATCAACGCGCGCCGCAACCAATAGCTGGTCGCCGGGTGCGCGATCGTCGCCGTGAGGCGCTCGCGCGCGTCGAGCACGCGAACAGGCATCGGCGCGCTCATGAGCGCACCGCCAGCATGTAGTACTTGATCTGCCCGTAGATATGGCGCTGTTCGACTTGAATGATCATGACTTGGACACCTCATTAGCTGAGAAAAGGCAAACGAGCGCGGCTGCCACCGCGATCAGCGAGGGGATGCCGACACCGCCAGACTCGGCGGCGATCAGAACGCCAAGGGCCATTTCGACCATGGCGAGAAGTTGAAAGAACGCGACGAGTAAAAGTTTCATGCTGTTCTCCTATTGTTGGTCACATCAGTAGCGGCGTTACCGCTAGACGCCTCACGGCGTTTCGACCTGTTAGGCAACCTTGGGGTAGGAACGCTCCAGACGCTCCTTCTTGTCGGCCTTGCGGTAGGCTTCCGAAACCTTTCGACCTAGTCCCGAAACCGCCAAGTACTTGTTCCAAACCTCGTCTTGCTCTGGCGAAAAATTAGGCAATTCGTTGTACTTGTCCAGCAATCGAATGCACTCGTTGTTCATAGCGATGCTGATTGCTGAAAGTTCGTAAGCGCTGAGTTCGATTCGCATTTTCGTGTACCTCATTTCGCGCCGCCGGCTGGCGCTGTTTTCGTGCCGGCGGGGTCTATTGTATTGGCGAGCGCAAGATCAACAAATAGTTTTTTATAGTGTGACCATTGTGCGGATAGTCGCTCGAGCGCGCGAATGTTGGGTCATTTAGGTCGAGGTTGGGTTATGAGCGCGGCGAGAATGACCCACGCGCTCGAGCTTGAAAACATAGGGCGCGAGAGGGTTTTGGGTCATTTAGGTCATGGGTTTTGATTAAATCTAAAAAGTTTCTACATACTGTATAGGCGTACAGCGGTGAGCTGCAGCGGCGCACAATGAAGCGGCGCTCCGACTTTTTTTCGATGGCTAAATGACCCAAGTGACCCAAAGCGCCCATGCCGCCATGCCCACGCCCGCATGCCTTTGGGCATTTTGGGCAATCGGCACGCCATGACCTAAATGACCCAAAAGCTGGCGCCCTGGTGCTCGAGCGCGCGCCGTCGCCCTGGTGCTCGAGCGCGCGCACCGGCTCGCATGCCATGACCTAAATGACCCAACGCCGACGGCCGACGCGCGCGACGCTCGAGCTCGAGCGCTGGCGGGCTGGCGGGCGGGGGGCGCCCGGCTCCGGGCTGGCGCTGCGGGCTGGCGGCCGCTGGCCGCTGGCATGGGGGGGTAGGGCCCGAGGGCACCCGGTCAAAATTACGGGGAGCGTCCGCAAAAAATTTTTTATTTTTTTAGCAATCACGCTTGCCGCCCTGTGCTTTCATCCAGTAACCTTCGGCCATGTCCTTCAAGTCTTTGCCGTTCGCACCGCGCGAGGTGAAAGCTACCGAGAAGACGCTGCAGGCGATTTACGACGCCGCCGCACTCGGGCTAAAAGGTGATACGTTGGCGCTGGCAGCTGGATTGCTGCCGGTCGAGTACCGGCGTTTGTGCCAGCTAGATCCGATGGCCCAACTGGCCGAAGAGAAGGGACGCGCTGATGGACACGTCGAAGCCGCCACGCAACTGCGCGAAGCCGCGCGTCAAGGGGACTCTAAGGCTGCCCTATCCATACTCACGCATGTGCACGGCTGGGTGGCGAAGCAACAGGTGCAAGTCGACATACAGCAGCAGATCAGCATCACGGCAGCACTGCGAGAGGCGGAATCGCGCGTCATTGCTGGCCGCCTGGCGCAAGATGATCGCCCCTCACTAACGATCGACCAGCCAACGCATGCAAACGCCGATCTATAGTGCTGACCAAGAAGAGCTGCTCATGAGCAAGCTCTGGTCGCCTGCGATTAAAGATGACCCCGAGGCGTTCGTGCTGTTTGTCTTTCCGTGGGGCCAGGCCGGCACGCCGCTCGAGCACTTCACCGGCCCGCGCAAATGGCAACGCAAAGTGCTACGCAAATTTAGCGAGCATATAAAAGCCAACAAGACCCGCGAGGCGTACGAGGTGCTGCGCATGGCGACCGCTTCTGGTCGCGGTATTGGCAAGTCGGCGCTGGTCAGTTGGATAACGCTGTGGATGTTGTCGACGCGGATAGGCTCGACGACCATCATCTCGGCAAACAGCGAGGCGCAGCTGCGCTCGGTGACGTGGGCGGAAATTACCAAGTGGCTTGCGCTGCTAATCAATAGCCATTGGTTTGAAGTGTCCGCCACGCGGGTGATGCCGGCCAAGTGGATCGCAGAGCTGGTCGAGCGCGACTTGAAGAAAGGCACGCGCTATTGGTCGGTCGAGGGCCGGCTTTGGAGCGAAGAAAACCCGGACGCGTACGCGGGCGTGCACAACCACGACGGCGTGCTCGTCATCTTCGACGAGGCGAGCGGTATACCAGACCCGATCTGGGCGGTGACGGCGGGTTTCTTTACCGAAAACACACCGCACCGATTCTGGTGCGCGTTTAGTAACCCGCGCCGCAACGAGGGGTACTTTTTTGAGTGTTTCAACGCCAAGCGGGCGTTTTGGCAGACAGAAAGTATTGACGCGCGTGAGGTGGAAGACACCGACAAGATGGTCTACCAGCAGATCATCGACGAGTACGGCGCCGACAGTCCCGAGGCGCGCATCGAGGTCTACGGTCAGTTTCCGCTCGAGGGCGACGATCAGTTCATTGGCCCGGCGGTGGTCGAGGCGGCGTGCAACCGCTCGAGATGGAAGGACGAGACGGCGCCGATCGTGCTCGGCGTAGACCCGGCGCGCTCAGGCTCCGACAGCACCGTGATCGTCGCGCGGCAAGGGCGGGACATTATCGCCATCAAGCGCTTCAAGGGTGAGGACACCATGACGACGGTGGGTCGCGTGATCGACGCGATCGAGGAGTTCAACCCGGTGTTTACCGTCATCGACGAAGGCGGCCTCGGGTACGGCATATTGGATCGGTTGAAGGAGCAGCGCTACAAGGTGCGCGGCGTGAACTTCGGGTGGAAGGCCAAGAACCCGGTCATGTGGGGCAACAAGCGCGCGGAGCTCTGGGGCAACATGCGCGAGTGGCTGCGCGAGGGGCACATACCGAACGATCGGCAGCTCAAGAGCGACCTAACCGGGCCGACGCAGAAGCCGAACTCTTCGGGCACTATCTTCTTAGAAGGTAAGAAGGAGATGAAGGCGCGGGGGCTCGCAAGCCCTGACGCGGCCGACGCGCTGGCGGTGACATTTGCATTTCCGCTCGCACAGCGCGAATATAGAGAGAAGGCTAGGCGTATTGCGGTCAATGAAGGCGGCAACGCTGGTAGCTGGATGGGGGCGTAATGGCTCGCAAGTCGGTGTCACTGTCGGTTGGGCGCGGGGAAAAGCTGTCTACCAAGGCAGGGGCGGGGCTTACTGCCAAAGGCCGCGCGAAGTACAACCGCGAGACGGGGAGCAAGCTCAAAGCCCCCGCGCCCAGCCCAAAAACCAAGGCCGATGCAGGCCGCAAAAAGTCATTCTGTGCACGCATGAAAGGTGTCGTGCGTAACGCTAAAGGCCCGGCAACACGGGCTAAAGCCTCACTCAAACGATGGAAGTGCTAGTCATGGCAGCTAAACGGGGTCTATATGAGAACATCAATAGAAAGAGTGCTCGCATCGCTGCAGGCAGCGGTGAGAAGATGCGTAAACCTGGTGCAAAAGGTGCTCCTACCGCCAAAGCTTTCCGACAGTCCGCCAAAACGGCCAAAAAAGGTAAAAAGTAATGAACTACCGAAAAATGACCGGCGTGTCGCCCGGCGCAACGATCGGCGACATGATCGTGCAAAGCCGCGTAAATCCGCCAAAAATGCAAAAGCCCCGGATGCCGAAGCGCGAGATGAGTGAAGACGCCATCCGTACGACGGTGGACTTCATGCCGTCGCCGGGGCGCCCGCGAGGTCGCGGAGGGATGCGCTAATGCCACTGGTTAAATCAGCCAGCAAAGCCGCGTTTAGAAAAAACATTGCGGCCGAGATTCGCTCAGGGAAAAAGCCCGCTCAAGCGGCTGCGATCGCGTACTCCGTGAAGCGTCGCGCGGCGGCAAAGAAAGGCAAGAAGTAAGTCATGGCTCAAGACCCGACAGGCATGAAAGGCGCGGCGCAAGTCGCCAACAGTCCGCAATCGCGTCGCACTAAGGACGCCGCTGATGTGTTGGCGCGTATGCGCGACCGTCTGGAACAATCCTTGTCGGCGTACAGTGACTCGAGAGACAGCGAGCTCGATGACTTGCGCTTTATGGCGGGGTCTCCCGACAACCGCTGGCAGTGGCCGCAAGAAGTGTTGGCTACGCGCGGCGCGGTGCAAGGTCAAACGATCAACGCACGTCCGTGTCTGACGATCAACAAGCTGCCACAGCATGTGCGCCAGGTCACAAACGATCAGCGCCAGAATCGTCCGTCGGGCAAAGTCATTCCGGTCGATGATCAGGCTGACGTCGAAGTAGCTGACGTACTCAATGGCGTGGTGCGTCACATTGAGTACATGTCAGACGCCGACGTGGTGTATGACACGGCGTGCGACAACCAAGTGACGTACGGCGAAGGCTACTTCCGTATTTTAACGGAATACTGCGACGATACGAGCTTCGATCAAGACCTTCGCCTGCAGCGCATCCGTAATTCGTTCAGCGTCTACATGGATCCGCACATTCAAGACCCGTGCGGATCGGACGCTGAGTATTGCTTCATTACCGAAGACATGCCGAAAGACGAGTTTGCGCGTTTGTTCCCCGACGCCGAACCGATTTCATCTATTTCAACGCGCGGCGTAGGCGACGAGCAGCTCTCGCAGTGGATTTTGGAAGACTCAGTGCGTATCGCCGAGTATTTCTATACGGTCTACGACAAAGCAACGCTGCATTTGTACCCCAACAACCAAACTGCTTACGCCGGATCACCCGAAGCGCGGCAGATGGAGATGATGGGCGTGCGTCCGCTGCGCATCCGCGAGGTCGAAATCCGCAAAATTAAGTGGATGAAGACCAACGGCTACGAAATTCTTGAAGAACAAGACTGGCCGGGCAGATGGATCCCGGTTATTCGCGTCATCGGCAACGAATTTGAAGTCGAGGGGCGCATTTACATCTCGGGTTTGGTCAGAAATGCCAAAGATGCCCAGAGAATGTACAACTACTGGGTGTCGCAAGAGGCTGAAATGCTTGCGCTGGCGCCAAAAGCGCCGTTTATCGGCTACGGCGGTCAGTTTGAAGGCTATGAGCACCAGTGGAAGACCGCCAACACGACAAATTGGCCGTATTTGGAGGTCAATCCCGACGTAACCGACGGTCAAGGCGCCGTTTTGCCGCTGCCGCAGCGCGCACAGCCGCCTTTGGCTCAAACTGGCTTGATTCAAGCCAAAATGGGCGCCTCGGACGACATTAAATCGACCACTGGATACTACGATTCTAGCCTCGGAGCGACGTCAAACGAGCGTTCTGGGCGGGCCATCTTGGCGCGTGAACGGCAAGGCGACACAGGTTCATATCACTACGTTGACAACTTAGCTCGCGCTATACGCTACGGGACGCGCCAACTTATCGACTTGATCCCGAAAATCTACGACACCCAGCGCATCGCGCGGATCATTGGCATTGACGGCGAGACGTCGACGGTGCGCATCGACCCGACGCAGGAAGAGGCCGTGCGCCAGGTCGTCAACGAGGCGGGGATTGTGATCGAGAAGATCTACAACCCGTCGGTCGGTAAGTACGACGTGGCGGTGACGACGGGCCCGTCGTACCTGACCAAGCGGCAGGAAGCGATGGACGCCATGTCGCAGATCCTGCAGGCCAATCCTGAGCTGTGGAATGTGGCCGGCGACCTGTTCGTTAAGAACATGGACTGGCCGGGCGCTCAGGAAATCGCCAAGCGCCTGCAGAAGACGATCGAGCCGCGCATCCTCGAGGATGAAGAGGATCCAGCGCTGCAGGCCGTCAAGATGGAGAACGACGCGCTCAAGCAGCAGATGCAAGAGATGCGCGTGATGCTTGATAGCGTTCAGAAATCAATCGACGAGCGCGAAGTACGCGTTAAGGAGTACGATGCGGAAACTAAACGCATCAATACCGTCCAGGCGGGCATGACGCCTGAGCAGATACAGGACATAGTGATGGGCACTATTAGTGGCATGATGACGTCAGGCGATCTTGTTGCGCCGGTTCCACGTGAAACCGCTATGCCGATGGAGTTACCGCCGCAATGACATGCGAAGTCTTTATCGGACGGCTATTTCTGGCGCGAGATGTAGCTCACTCTACTCATCTCAATACCCGCAATTTTGCCAAGCATAAAGCACTGCAAAAGTTTTATGAGGGCGTTATTCCGCTCGCTGACGACTTTGCAGAAGCCTATCAGGGTCGCTACGGGCTAATCGGCCCGATCGCTTTGGCGTCTGCCCAGAAGTCCAACAACGTGCTTGACTTTCTCGAAAAGGAGCTTAAAGAACTCGAGGAAATGCGGTATAAGGTCGTCGATAAAGACGACACGACGCTGCAGAATTTGATGGACGCTATCTTCGGCTTGTATCTATCCACCATTTACAAATTGAAATTCTTGGCTTGAGGTAACGACATGGAACTTCTTAACCCCCTTGCTGACAGTCTGTTCCCAGCCAGAACTGCGGCCTATACGGGCACTGCTGGTTCAACCGCTACTTGGGATTCGGGCCCGCAGGGCGTAGTGGTGTGGTGTACGTCAGAGGCATACGTCCTTGTTGGCGAAGGCGTGACCGCTACGACCAGCAGCACACCGATTCCGCCCAACACTCCTATTCCTTTCCTTGTTCCGCAAGGCACGGGCGCTCCGTGGCGTGTAAGCGCCATCCAAGTGTCGGCCAGCGGCACGGTCTACGCAAAGCCGATCAACCAAAACTAATGGCTCGGTATTTCGGCGTACCGCTTCGTAATGCGCTTGGGCTTGGCCTAGGGGGTATTATTGCGCTTGTCTCTGGGGTAAACCGCGACGATATAGTTGGCAACCTAGAGCTTGAAGACGGCGCAAACCTGTTGCTTGAAGACGGCGGCTTTATCCTTTTGGAGTAATACATGGCTACTGACAAGAAAATATCTCAGTTAAGCTCAGGCGCGCCGGCTCAAGGCACCGATGAGACAGTTATTGCCCGTAGCGGCAGTAACTTTAAGCTCACAGTTGCTCAAGTCGTAGGTTTTCTGGGCACGCCGATCACGGTTGCTAACGGTGGCACTGGCGCCAGCACGCTGACGGGCTACGTCAAAGGCAGCGGCACTAGCGCCTTTACGGCTTCCGCGTCGATTCCTGGCTCGGATGTGTCGGGCAATATCAGCGGCAACGCGGCTAACGTCACGGGCACGGTAGCTGTCGGCAACGGCGGCACTGGGGCTACTACCCTCACAGGCTACGTTAAAGGCAGTGGTACTAGCGCCTTTACGGCGTCTGCATCAATTCCTGGCTCAGATATTTCGGGCAACATTAGCGGCAACGCGGCTAACGTTACGGGCGTAGTTGCCGTTGCTAACGGCGGTACGGGACTAAGCTCCACGCCTAGTAACGGCCAAATTAACATTGGAAACGGCACCGGGTTTACTCAGGCCACGATTACTGCCGGCTCCGGTATCTCCATTACCAACGGCGCCGGGTCTATCTCGATTGCGGCAACCGGCACTAGTCCGATTCCGTCGGGATCGGCCATGCTGTTTGTGCAGACCGCTGCGCCGACGGGCTGGACTAAATCCACTACGCATGACAACAAAGCCCTGCGCGTGGTGTCCGGCGCTGCAAGTTCCGGCGGTTCGGTCGCCTTTACTACAGCGTTTGCCAGTCAGGGCGTTGCCGGAACAATCGGCAACACGACCGCGACTAACCAAGCCACTACAGCCACCAACCAAAACACTACGGCTGGCGGTAGCGTCTCAACGTCGGTTAGCGGCAGCGTATCAGGAACCACGCTTAGTACCGGCGAAATGCCATCGCACGCCCATAGTATTAGCAATATGTCTACTGCGGGAGTCCCGAACGGGGCTTTCAACACAGCATGGGTGGCGGCGGGCACTTACGGCACTAACGCTGAAGGCGGTAGCGGTTCCCACTCCCACGGTTGGTCGGGTAGCGGATCGTCCAGTTTTACTGGCACGGCGCACACTCACACGCAAAACTCGCACAACCACACTCAAGACGCGCACAATCACTCGTTTACGGGTACGGCGATTAACTTGGCTGTGCAGTATGTTGACGTAATCGTGGCGACTAAAGACTAAGTATGAAGATTGAGCCAAAGCCGAACTGTCCCCTTGATGGTTTTAAGCCATGCCGCCAACTGGAGTGCACATGGTTTATCAAGATTCGTGGGTATCACCCCAACACGGGCGATCCTATCGATGACTGGGGCTGTTCGATTGCTTGGTTGCCGGTACTGATGATTGAGAACAGTCAGCAACAACGGCAGACGGGCGCTGCGGTAGAGTCGTTTAGAAACGAGATGGTCAAGGCAAACCAAACAAGCCAACAGGTTTTGTTAGCCACGGCCGCCGCGTCTAACAATTTAGACATTAAATATATCGAGGTCAAATAATGGCTCGTATTACAGTTGTAAAGCCTGATGGGCTGGTTATCGTGGATAGCGAAGGCTACAACGGTCTTGATCTGTCGTTTTTAGAGGCCGGTATTCACGCTATTCAGTGGTATCACACGTACGGCGAAGTTGAGCGCAAGGACGATCGCGGCCGGCATTTGCCCAACGAAGAGATTACTTCGTTTGACGCCTACGAAGCGCCAGTAATGGCGGCTTGGCAAGCAAAAAAGGCTGAAGTAGCGACCGCTCGCGCGGCGTTGCAGGCTGCTTCAAATGGCTAAGTGGAACGTCTCTAACATCGAAGTGAAGGACATTGACGGGTTAAAAAACGTCATTGTTAAAGCGCTATTCGAGGTATCGGAGCACGATCAAGGCCGCAACGCTTTCTTATCGGGCGAAATACACTTGTTGCCGCCCAGCGCGGCCACTTTTACTGAGCTTGGTTTTGTGCAGCTTGAACAAGCGGTGTCGTGGGTCAAAGAGGCTTTGGGTGACGAAGCCGTGACCAACTACGACGCGTTGATCAAAAAGATTATCGACGATCAGCCCATTCCTGCACCCCCAGTGGTGTTGCCGTGGGCTCCAAAATCTGAATTGCCGGTGCCTAAGCGGGGCGCGGAGTAAGACATGACTACGATTAAGATTTCGCAGCTTCCTAACCCTACGGGCACGTTAGACGGCACGGAACTTAACCCTGTTGTTCAAAGCGGCGTCACCGTTAAGGCGGCGTCAAACGCTTTGGGCTACAAGCGCACGGGCACTGGCTCGACTGCGCGCACGCTAACTAGCAAAGTTGGCGAACGAGTTAGCGTCAAGGACTTTGGCGCCGCTTGCGATGGCACTACAGATGACTCGGCGGCTGTTCAAGCTGCGGTTACTTATTGCGCCGCTAACAACTGGCCTACGCTGGTCATTCCGGGCAAGTGCAAAATTGTCACTTCTGTCGTCATCAACCGTTTGGTTGATAACAACAGCGACGAGTTTATCATTCTTGGCGAAGGCCCAGACGCCGGATTTTTTACTGCGGGCAACGTCGTCATATTCACCTCGACGCTGCCGTATACGACTGCGCCGCAGTCCGAATTTACTACGTTTGAAAATATACGGTTTGAGTCGTCTAGTTTCTCTAACGCCAGCTATGTGCTGTCGCCGAACTTCTTGCGAATCAAGTTTCAAAACTGCGTGTTTTTCTTGATTCGCTGCATGATTTCGCCGATCTACGCGCAGACCATCTACTTTTTGCATTGCAACATTCGTAACAACCCGGCAAACTTTATTAACGTCAACGGTTCCTACGACGTTAAGTTTACGCATTGCATTATTGAAAACGGCTTTACGATTGTGCGTTGTATTGATGCAGTGCGAGGCACTAACGGTTTAAGTTTTACCAGTTGCCTCATTGAGGGAATCCAAGGCAGCATTTGCGACATTACAGGTGCTACTGGATTTGCCTTAACCAACTGCCATCTGGAATCTAACTTTTCGCCGGAATTTAACTTTTTTGCGGGTGGTATCACAAACAAAAGCATTTGCATTACGGGTAACTTTATTTATAACCCTGTTGGGCCAACAATGTATTACGGCCCAACTGAGTTTGTTTTTTCTGCGGGCAATTCGGTGTCTCCAAATCGGTTCCACGACAACGCGATTCAATGCACTAGTCTAATTTCAACGGCCGACTATGCGCCGGGCGGTATCTCTAATGCCGCCAACGTACAAGTTGTAAATGGCGTGTACCGCGCCGGTAACGCGGCAACAACCGCGTGGACGGACACGACCAATCAATTTGCTAAAGACACTAGCGGGCGCATTGGTATTGGTTACGCCATTCAACCAAACATAAAGTTGACGGTTGCAGGGTCGGATCAAACGTCGTCTAACTATGCTGGCGCTTATTTCGACAGCAGCGGCAACGAAATTATAGCGTTTAGAAATGACCGTTTGATCTCAATGCCAGCACTTAGCAACTATGCCGACGATACCGCCGCTGCGGCTGGAGGAATCCCGGTGGGGTTCCTATACCGCACCGGCTCTGCCGTCAAAGTTCGAGTGACTTAACAGAGTGGTTGCACCCTGTTAAACCATACAGTATTGTCTATCTGTACTGGTGCGGTTCACCAGGTTTCCGTAAGGAAGATGTATGACGGACGAAAACCAAGTCCCTGAAGTTGTAGCGGAAGTATCCGCGCCGGAACCGGAAGCCACGGCGGCCCCGGAACCCGAAGTTGTTGCGGAAACGCAATCGCCGGAAGAAAAGCCTGCCAAATCGTTCTCTCAAGAAGAGCTGGACGCAATGGTCGGCAAGAGGCTTGCACGGGAACGTCGCAAGTGGGAGCGAGAGCAGGCGTTAAAAGCCCAGCCGTCACAAGCTGAGTCGGCGCCTTTGCCAAGCAGGGACTTGGATCCAGATGCGTATGCCGAGGCTTTAGCCGAGCGCAAAGCAGCTGAACTCCTAGCCCGCCGTGAAGCAGAGCGCGAGCGCATGGCTCTTGTAGAGGCGTATCACGAACGCGAAGAAGCGGTGCGGGACAAATACGATGACTTTGAAAAAGTCGCGTACAACCCGTCACTACCGATCACGCCCGTGATGGCCGAGACGATTCAAGCGTCGGATGTAGGGCCAGAGCTGGCTTATTACCTAGGCTCGAACCCCCGCGAAGCAGATCGTATTTCCCGTTTGTCGCCGTACTTACAAGCTAAAGAGATCGGCAAGATAGAGGCTAAAATGGCTGACAATCCGATACCGATCAAGAAAACTACCAGCGCCCCCGCGCCGATCAAGCCGGTAACGGCTAGAGGCACTGGCGGAAGCGGTTACGAAACCACAGACCCACGGTCAATTTCGGCCATGAGTACGTCTGAATGGATCGAACGCGAACGCCAACGCCAGATTAAGCAGTGGGAAGCGCGTCAACGTCGCTAACAATTTTTAGGAGACACTTTCGTGGCTAATACAATTCTTACTATTGATATGATCACGCGGAAAGCGCTCGAGATCCTCGAGAACAACCTCGTGCTCACCCGTAACGTCAACCGTCAGTACGACAACTCGTACGCTGTCGAAGGCGCCAAGATCGGCACCACGCTGCGTATCCGTCTGCCGGATCGCGCTCTCGTCACCGACGGTGCCGCCCTGCAAGTGCAGGACGACAACGAGCAGTTCACGACCTTGACGGTTGCTTCGCAGAAGCACATCGGCGTGAACTTCACCACGGCCGAAATGACGATGCAGTTGGACGACTTCGCCGAGCGCGTGCTTAAGCCGCGTATCAGCCAGTTGGCTTCCAGCATCGACGCGGACGTTGCCAACTCGTACCAAAACATCTACCAGTCGGTCGGTACGCCGGGCACCACGCCGGGCACCACGGCCGTCCTGTTGGCTGCCCAGCAAAAGCTCAACGAAGCCGCTGCCGTCATGTCGCCGCGCTACGCAACCGTCAACCCGGCTGCTAACGCTGCGCTTATCGAGGGTATGAAGGGCTTGTTCAACCCGGTCAGCACCATCTCGGCGCAGTTTAAGAACGGCATGTTCGGCGAAGGACTCTTGGGCTACAACGAGCTCAACATGTCGCAGTCGATCAAGCAGTTCACGACCGGCACCCGCACGGGCGCTCACACCGTGACCACGACCGTTTCGGCTCAGGGCACTTCGACCATTGCCATCACCGGCACTGGCACGCAGACCTTGAAGAAGGGCGACGTGTTTACGATTGCTAACGTGTACGCTGTCAACCCGCAGACCCGCGAATCGACTGGCTCGCTCCAGCAGTTCGTGGTGACGGCGGACGTCGCGGCTTCGGGCGGCGCCTACGCGTCTGTCTCGATCAGCCCGGCGATCTACACCTCGAGCGTTGCTCTCGCCACTGTGGACTCGTTCCCGCAGGCTGGCGCGGCGATCACGTTCCTTGGTGGCGCGTCGACCCAGTACCCGCAGAACCTTGTGTACCACCGCGATGCGATTGCCTTCGCCACGGCTGACTTGCTCATGCCGCAGGGCGTTGACATGGCTTCGCGCCAGGTTCACAACGGCATCTCCATGCGCGTTGTTCGTCAGTACGACATCAACAACGACCGTATGCCGTGCCGTATCGACGTGCTGTATGGCTACTCGGTGATCCGTCCGCAGATGGCTGTCCGCCTCTTCGGCTAATGATTAACCTATTTTTTTGGAGTAACTAAAAATGGCACTTCCTAATGGTTCTGGTGGATATCAGGTTGGCGCGGGCGGTACTGAGCCGCTGTTTTTCCCGCAGGGCGCCCCGACCGCGCTGACGGCTGCTGCTACGGCAACGGCTGCTCAGTTGGTCAACGGCCTTTTCACCTTTGACGGTACGGCTGGCAACTTGACGCTGCCGACGGTGGCTCTCCTTGAGGCTGCCTACCCGTCGATTAGTGAGAAGAACGACTCTGCGTTTGACTTTTTCGTCATCAACATTGATGCGGCGGGGTCGGATGCGATCACGGTGGCTGTTGGTACGGGTTGGACGTTGGTTGGCGCGGGTGCGGTCTCGGCGGCTTCGTCCGGCCACTTCCGCGCGCGCAAGACTGGCTCTGGCACCTGGACTTGCTACCGCGTTTCGTAATGGCAACGCCCTCGGCGGAAGAACCCGCCGGGGGCATCACCTAAAGGGGTATTGATATGCCTAATACACAGGCGATTGGTGTTGCCTACGCTGACCCAGAGTTTCAGAGCGTAACTGTTACTGGGGCTGTGTCGGCAAATAGCGTAACTGTTACTGGGGCTGTGTCGGCAAATAGCGTAACTGTTACGGGTGAAGCAACGGCAGCAGACATATTCGCAAGCGACGAGCTTGGGTATACCAGCGCGGCTCAGGGCGCTGTTACGCAGTTGACGAGCAAATCAACCGGCGTCACGCTTAATAAAAGCATGGGCCGCATTACGATGAATAATGCTGCTTTAGCGGGAAATACGGCTGCAATCTTTACTTTAACAAACAGCACTATCTCCGCTTTAGATGCAATCATCGTAAACGTGTCCGGCGGCGCCACGGCTGGCGCTTACACAACGTATATTTCTAGCATGACCGCTGGTTCTGCGGACGTTGCGTTGCGTAACCTGACGGCCGGATCGTTGTCGGAAGCAGTTATCATTAACTTTTCGATCATTCACGGGGCTGCGTAAGCCATTCAATATGCCGAATATCTATCTTCGTCACGCCAAACACGGCGAAAAAGTTGCAATCTCGTGGTTGGAAGCGAGGGAAGATATGGAGCATGGATGGGAAGAGTTTGACCCATCTGATCTTGATGATTCAGAATCTCCGGCGTCGTCAGAAATGGCGGCGTCGGAGACTTCTGCCCCTAATGCGTTGAGAACACGCCGCCGCCGTAAGGAGTAAGTTATGGCCACCACCGCTGCAGATCAGATCAACGGTGCGCTGCGTCTGATCGGAATGTTGGCGGAAGGTGAAGTACCTTCGGCGGCCACGTCGCAGGACGCCCTTACAGCGCTAAACCAAATGATTGATTCGTGGAATACGGAACGTCTGTCCGTGTTTTCCACCATCGACCAAATTTTTAACTGGCCGCCAAGCGTTCGTGTGCGCACGCTCGGCCCCACCGGCGACTTTGTGGGCGAGCGGCCTATCCTCATGGACGACGCTACCTATTTCCGTGACGCCTCGACCAACGTGTCGTACGGCATCAAACTGATTAACAACGAGCAATACAACAACATTGCCGTTAAAACAGTTACGTCTACGTATCCGCAGTTGATGTGGGTCAACATGACGTACCCCAACGTCGAGATTTACGTTTATCCGGTGCCGACTAAGGTGCTGGAATTCCACTTTGTGTCGGTGCGCCCCCTGTCTGCGCCGGCAGCGCTTGACACCGATCTGACGTTCCCGCCGGGTTACTTGCGCGCGTTTCGCTACAACTTAGCGTGCGAGCTGGCGCCGGAGTTTGGCGTTGAGCCGTCGCCGCAAGTGCAGCGCATCGCCATGTACAGCAAGCGCAACTTGAAGCGCATCAACAACCCGGATGACGTGATGGCAATGCCAGCGGCGCTGCTCGTCAACCGCCCGCGCTTTAACATCTTTACGGGCAATTTCTAATGAAGACGCCGATCCTCGGGTCGTCGTATGTCATCCGATCGGTCAACGCTGCCGACAGCCGGATGGTCAACCTATACCCGGAAGTCATACAAGAAGGCGGCAAAGAGCCTGCCTATCTGCAGCGCTGCCCTGGCTATTCGCTAGTGGCCACTGTAGGTACAGGCCCGATTCGAGGGTTATGGGAGCACGCTAACTTCCTGTACGTTGCGTCGGGCTCTGAGTTTTACCGACTTAATCAATCGTATGTAGCAAACAAAATTGGCGATATTACGGGCACAGGCCCGGTGTCGATGACTGACAACGGCACGCAGATTTTTATTGCTGCAAACCCCGACGGGTTTATCTACAACACCGACACGCTGCAGTTTGCGCAGATCACTGACCCTGACTTTCCCGGCGCAGTGACTGTTGGCTACCTTGACGGCTACTTTGTGTTCAACGAACCCAACTCCCAGCGAGTGTGGGTAACGCAGCTGCTCGACGGCTTGTCGATTGATCCGCTGGATTTTGCCAGCGCCGAAGGTTCGCCGGACGGGTTGGTGTCGTTGATTATCGACCACCGCGAAGCCTGGCTGTTTGGCGCCAATAGCGTTGAAGTTTGGTACAACTCAGGCGATCCGCTGTTTCCACTTAGCCGTATCCAAGGCGCGTACAACGAAGTTGGCTGTATCGCACCGTACTCGGTTGCGAAGATGGATAACTCGGTGTTTTGGCTTGGCGCAGATGTTCGAGGCCAAGGCATCGTGTACCGCGCGGAAGGCTACCAGGCTACCCGCGTATCTACGCACGCCGTGGAGTTTGCCGTTCAAGGCTACAGCAATTTAGCCGATGCCGTCGGGTACACTTACCAGCAGGACGGTCACACGTTCTACGTGTTGAACTTTACTAGCGCCGACACGACGTGGGTGTTTGACGCAGCGACCGGCGCTTGGCACGAACGAGCGGGCTTCCGTAACGGCGATTTCAAGCGCCATAGAGGCAACTGCCAAGCCCGGTTTAATGGCGATCCAATCATAGGCGACTATGAGGATGGGCGCCTTTATGCGTTTAGCCTTGACGTTTATGCAGACGCGGGCGCTACACAGAAGTGGCTTCGATCGTGGCGCGCCCTGCCTACCGGCGGCAACAACCTGACTCGTACTGCGCAGCACGGCTTGCAGATCGACTGCGAAACGGGCGTAGGTCTTCCCGGCTATTCGCTGGCGCAATCTAACGAATTTTTGTTGGGCACAGAGCTGCTTGAAGTTTTAGAAACAGAAAGCGGCGAAGAGCTGTTACTCGACGTCGCTTTCACTGTCGGCGCAGATCCCCAGCTGATGCTGCGCTGGTCTGACGATGGCGGCCACACTTGGAACGGCGAGCGCACGACGTCTATGGGGCGAGTGGGCCAGTACGGCACCCGCGCCATCTTCCGTCGCCTTGGCATGACCACCAAACTGCGCGACCGCGTGTACGAGATCAGCGGCACCGATCCGGTAAAAGTTGCCATCATGGGCGCCGAGCTGCAGATTAGCGGCACCGCGTCGTGACGCAAAACATCACGCAAATACCCGCCCCTCGCGTGCCGCTCATCGACGAGCGCACCGGGTATGTTTCGCGTGAGTGGTTTCGCTTTTTCAACAATCAGTTTCTGCTGACGGGTAACGGCACGACTTCGGTTTCAATCGCCGATTTAGAACTTTCGTCTGCGCAAGCAGCGGCCGTAGAAGCGGAAGTAGCGGTTTTGCGGACAAAGATCCAAGACCTTGAAATCGCGCCGTTGCCAACGCCCGCAGCAACAACTTCAAGCTCAGGGCCGGTGCCCGTAATCACTAACCCACCCGTAACAAAGACGGCCGATTTTACGGTTGGCGCTAACGAAACGTGGATTATCAACAACAAGTCGGGTTCGACCTGTACGGTTACGTTGCCGTCAGCGAGCAGTAATTCCGGCTTAGTGTTGTACTTCCAAAACTACCAGTCTCAACAACTAGTGTCGGCGTCCAGCAACGTCGTCCCGCAGGGCGGCGGTTCTGCCGGTACGGCCATTTTGGCGGCCACCGCCGGCGACTGGGCTACACTCGTTTCAGATGGCACAAACTGGGTTATTATGCAAGCGGCCAAGTACAACAACCTGTTGTTGGAATGAGGATTTAAGCGATGACTGTCTATCTTTCCCCGTTTGCTGGCGCCGGCGCGCAGTTCTTTACCGACGACAACCAAGTTCTGTCCGGCGGAAAGATTTACTCATACGCTGCAGGCACCACTACTCCCATCAACACGTACACCGCTGTTGACGGTACTACGGCTAACTCTAACCCGATTATCTTAGACTCCGGCGGGCGTTTGCCGCAGGACATGTGGCTTACTGAAGGCCAAAAGTACAAGTTCGTGCTCACCGATTCTACCGACGTGCAGATCGGCGAGTACGACGACATTCCTGGTATTAACGATCTGTCGACGGGCACCGTGCCTTGGGCGTCGATTACCGGCACGCCTACGACCTTGGCGGGATACGGTATTACCGATGGCATCACCGCTGCTACGGTAGCCGCCACGTATGCGCCGAAAGCGTCGCCCACTTTTACCGGCACGCCGTTAATTCCCGATAACGACACGGTTAGCGCGAACTATGCGGTGGGCTACCGAGAAGCCCCGCAAGTTAGCAAGACGGCTAATTATCAGTTGGTGCTGGCCGATCGCGGCAAGTCGATTTTGATGAATGGCGCGTCGCTAACGCTGACCATTCCAGCCAACTCGGCTGTCGCGTTCCCGATCGGTACGGTCATCATCATCGTCAACATTAACGCTTTGGCACTTTCGATCGCCATCACGACCGACACGCTGACGCTTGCCAACAGCACTACGACGGGCACACGCACACTGGCGCGTAACGGTCTTGCCACTTGCGTCAAGATCGGCAGCACGTCGTGGCTGATTAGCGGAGCGGGATTGACCTAATGGGCGGCGCTACTTTAGCCGCCGCTATTTTTGGTACGACCGGCGGGTCAGGCGCCGGCGTATACGATTTTTCTGAAGGCGCTGGTTTTGTGACCATCCCTGCAGGCGCCACGGGCCTCACCCTTGAAGTTTGGGGCGGCGGCGGTGGCGGTGGTTGGGGCACCGTCACTAACATCTTTGGTGAGTTTGCTTACGAGCCCCAAGACAATCCGGGCGGTGGCGGCGGTAGCGGCGCGTATGCCAAAACCGTATTGGTGATCAGCGGCGGCGATATAGGCAAAACGATTGCATACGGCGTCGGTACGTTAGGATACGCAGGCACTAACGGCGACCCGGTTGGCGGCTCCGGCGGTATATCGTCCGCGTCAGCTGGCACGTATGCCCTTGCAGAGATGATCTGCACCGGCGGCTTTGGCGGGTACGGCGGTCTGGGCATCAACGGCGGCCGTCAAGGCGCCGGCGGTACGGCGTCAGGCGGCAACACTACTAACACCAACGGCAACGGCGGCGCAGCGTTTACGCAAGCGGGCGGTACGCCCATTACCGGCGACAACTCCTTAGTTGGAGGCGGTGGCGGTAATGGTGGCGATCCTGTCGAGGGCGGCGATGATGGGCAAGTCGGTTCAAGCGGCCGAGTTCGCTTCGTATTTACCTTTTAGGTGACACATGGCAGTTAATGTCAAGGTATTGATCCCGGCCAAAATCGCCGAAAACACGCAGACTACGCAATACACGGCTAATGGCGTTACGACCATTATCGACAAGTTTACGGCGACCAACTACAGCGGTTCGGCCGCTACGTTGTCGGTAAACTTAGTCACCGCGCTTGACGGCGCAGGCAACCAAAACCTAATCGTAAAAACAAAAACGCTGCAGGCGTCGGAGACGTACACGTTTCCTGAGCTTGTAGGCGCCGCTATAGCCCCTAGTGGATTCATCTCCACGCTGGCGGGTACGGCTTCGGCGATTAACATTCGCGCATCTGGGCGAGAGATTTCGTGATCGTCCGCCGCGCCACGCTCGAGGATCTGCCGGCGTATCTGCCGATGGGGCAAGCGTTTCATGACGCAAGCCCTATGCACCAAGTCATCCCGTTTGACCCGGAAGGCTTTAGCCAGTTCTACAAATCGGCGCTGGAGAACCCGCACGCCGGCATGTGGATTACGGAAGTCGACGGGCGCCCGGTCGGCATCGCTGGCGCTCTGGCCTACCCCATGTATTTCAGCCCTTCGCATCTGGTTGCGCAGGAGCTCTGGTGGTGGCTTGCGCCAGAGGCTCGAGGGCATGGCGCTGGACAAGCGATGTATGATGCAATAGAAGCATGGGCAAATGAGCAAGATGTGTCCGCCTTGTTCATGATTGCGTTAGAAGACGAACGGGCACCGCAGATGGAAAAGTTATACGCCCGCAAGGGGTTCCGTCCGATGGAACGCACGTTTTTCAAAGAGGTCGCATAAATGGCCATTAGTACCGCCGCAGCAGTTTTAGGTAGCGCCGTCATTGGCGGCGCCGTTGCATCTCGAGGCGCCAGCAAAGCCGCTAAAGCACAAGATCGCGCGACTCAAGAAGCCGCCGCCGTTCAGCGTGAGGCGCTGGCACGACAGGAAGAACTGTCCCGCCCGTATCGTGAGCAGGGCATCGAAGCGCAAAACGCGCTGGCTCGCATGGCGGGGCTGGGCACCGACACTGGCGCCCCCGACTACGGCGTGCTGGGACGACCGTTTGGCGAAAACGAACTGGTCGTTGACCCCGGCTACGGTTTTCGTCTGAAAGAAGGCATGCGCGACCTTGACCGCCGTTTGTCGGCGGGCGGGCGCATGTTCTCAGGCGGTGCAATTAAGGCCGGCCAGCAGTACGGTCAGGAGCTTGCGTCGCAGGAGTACCAGAACGCGTTTACCCGCGCGATGGAGCTGCGCATGCAACGCGGTAACGCTTTGGCGGGTTTGTATGGCGGCGGCTTGCAAGCCGCTGTGGGCTTTGGCCGCGACGTTGGCGAGTCTGCAGCGAACGTCGGTAACTTGATGACGTCGGGCGGCGCTGCTCGCGCCTCGGGCTACGTCGGGCAGGCCAACGCGCTCAATCAAGCGCTTGGCACTGGCACAAACTATCTGATCCAACGCGATCTGCTCAACCGCATCTATCCGACCGGCGGCGCTGGCGGCGCCAGTGTACCGTCAGGCGTCGGCGCCCAAGGCGTAATCTAAGCGAGGTTCGTCATGGCTATTGATCCGCGTATTGCATTAGGCGTTCAGCCGGTACAGATTCAATCGCCGCTAGAAGTGGCGAATCAGATCGCGGGCATGCGCGAGGCCGAACAGCGCAACGCGCTGGTTCAACGGCAGATACAAGCTCAAGAGCGCGCGCTGACCGAACAAAACGCGCTGCGCCGCCGCATCTCATCACCGGACTTTTTTAAGCAGCCTAACGCTCTTGAGTCGCTGGTTGGCGAGTTCGGCCAAACGGGCGCGGACTTAGCTAAAGCAATAACCGACGCTCGTAAATCAGAGTCTGACGCGCTTAAGACTGAACGCGAGCGCAAGATTGAAGAGTCGCGCCAGCTGTTTGATATTTTAGGCGTAGCTGAAGACGACGATAGTTGGGCGCAAGTCTATAGCCAAGCTGAACAAGCCGGGCTTGACCTCACCAACGTCCCGCAAAAGTGGAACCCGTTGTGGACAAAGAACGCCCAGCGCCGCGCGTTGGGCTACGTTAAGTTTCTTGAAAACGAGCGTGAAAACGACAAGCTCGCGCTAGAGCAGGATAAGTTTGGGCTGAGTAAAGATCGGTTAGCGTTTGAAAGAGATCAAGAAGCATGGAAACGTGCAAACCCAGAACTTGACCTTGTAGAAACACCGCTTGGATACCTTGCGGTCAACAGACGTAACCCCAGCGATGTGCGCCCGGTAATGATTAACGGTAAACAGGTTACGGGCGCTGTCAGTCAAAAGGCCACAGAAGATCAGCTCAAAACCGCGTACAACGCCGATCGCATGCTGTCCTCGGGTGAAGTAATTGGTAAAGCGCTGAAAGAAAATCCCAGCGCTGAAAAGCCGGGCTTTTTTGAAACCGTAGTAGGAAGCACGCCGTTTATTAAAGGCGCGGTCAACTTTGTGCGCGACGATCAACGCCAGCAGATTGCCGCTGCTCAAGTGCAGCTGGCCGACGCGTTGTTGTATCTCGCCACGGGCGCGGCCTACAACGAGCTGCAGTACACCAACAACCAAAACGCGGTGATCCCCGCGTTTTCGGATGGCGCGCCTGCAATCAAAACCAAGCGCAAGCTGTTTCTCGACCAAGTGTCGGCAGCTAAACGTCGAGCGGCGGCGGCGTGGACGCCAGAGCATGAAGCTATCTACAAGGACATGCTCAAAATGTACGACACGCCGTTAGCTCCGCCGCCAGGCGCAATGAAAGAGCTGCTGGCAGATCCGTCGCCAGAAGCGCGCAAAGAGTTTGACGAACAGTTTGGCGCTGGCGCTGCGGATAAAGTGCTCA